GCTTCTTTATAAGCCGCTTTATAATATTGTAACATATCCTGCGGACCTTTCAAGTATGCATATGTATTTACCAGACATGCATACAAAAGTAAATCAGGATATTTATTGGATATATAAGTTCCAGTTATGGACTTAGCACTCGCTGTAAGGCTAATAGGTTCTTTATTAAATGCCATGGTAATGGCATAAGCTGTATCTGGTGTAGGGGCAACCACCCAATAATTTTCATCCCAATTGGCCCAATACTTAGGAAGGGAAGTAGATGAAGTAGAAGGAGTATTATAATATTCCGTCATAAAACTAACATCTCTTTGTTCTAAAAAAACTTGAATACTAGGACTGACATTATCATTTAATAATTGAACATATCGAATGACTCGACAATCATCTGGAATGCTTATGTATCTATTTGCAATAATACAATTCGAAGTGTAATAAAATCTTTCATCATCCATATCAACTGCTCTAAAAATAGTATGTTCAGCATTTTTAATGATTCTTTCTAAAACAGAATCACTCAGAACAGTACTTCCTACTTCTGTATAATTTCTAATATCGGTTTGTAAGTTTGATAAACTATATGCCATACTATGCGTTTACGACGGATAAAGTTACAGGTCCTGCTGAACAATAATCGCCGCCTCCTTTAGTACTACCACTTGTTGCTGTATCGGTACTTGTAAAATAAAAATAATTTTCTGGTTCTCCTAAAGTGCCCGCTGTTGTAGTTACACTACCATCTGAATTTTTCTTTCCAACGGTAATGGTAAATCCAGCTGCTGCACTAATATCACTGACATTATCAAATGTAGGTACAGATATAAACTGTTGTAAATTTTTTGTATCGGCTCCGCCTGAGCCTTCTGCTGTTACTGCCGGAGGCCCTCTAAATCTTACCGTATCACTCGTTGATCTTTTATGATCAATTGAATAAACATTTATAAAAGTACTTCCTCCATATTTAATGGTTTCAAAAGGACTATTACTTAACATAATTAAACTAGTTTTAGCGGTCGGTTGGGGTCTTGCATTTCTTAATGCTTGCGGATCTCCGCCATGGAAACGCGGATCCAATTGAGGTTGTTTAGGTTCATATTCTGAATAATGAACTAAAAAACCATTCCACTCTTTAACCATTTCTCTATATGGAAATGCCATTCCAGATCTATCTGAAATAGCCATTGATCTTTTACCTCTAGCAAAAACTCCTGACATTATACTCCATCTCCATAAAATGTTTGTGGTGTAATGTAAACTGATGTTTGTTCCCCGTCTGCTTGCATTGCCCTAAGCATTTCATCTTCATAAATTAATTTTAAATTTGGTGTTTGCTCAGGTGAATATTTCATACTTAAATAATAAGCTAGTCCAGAAACTAAAGCTGGATAAAATCTAAAGATTGTATCGGAAGTATTGGTATAAGCACCTACGTCTTCTATTTTTCCCATATAATAAAAATTAACTAAATAACTTGCTCCAGAAAAACTAGAACTAGGTGTTGTATATAAAAATAAATTTGGAGAAGCGGTTACCGTTCCGGCCGCATTTCGCACATATGCTCGTCTTTGAAAATAATACTGTGAAGGAGTTCCTTTGGATAATTTATTAGGTAAAGCTGAATAAGTTGATCTGCCTATTTTATCTAAAGCCGTATCCACCGGAGCTGTAGTTGTTGAATTATTTCTTACGTAAACTTCTAATATATCACTGATATCAGTTGGATAGTTTGTAGTGTCTGCAGTATAATTATATTCTGCCTGTCCTTCTACTAAAGGAACACTAGCTAATTTAACTTTCCAAAGATTAACTCCACGATTGCCCCATTCGGACAATAAAATATTTAATGAACGCCTTGCACTTCTTAATTGATAACCTGTTCGAGTACCGCGTACGTTTGTTCTTTCATACGCTTCTTCAATGATTTCATCAATTGAAGGATTAAAGGCTGTAGTTCCCGAAGTAGCCATCTATCCTCCTTACGCGCCAGTAATTGTTAGCGTGACGCTTCCACCAGTTCCAGTTAAAGTACCACAAACACCATTTTTAAATAACATACCTGAACCTGGAACATAAACTGATAATCCTTCCGTTCCAAAATTATAGGTAGCTTTTAAATTACCTGCTGCAGTTGCTCCTGTTGTAGCGCTGTCATGTAATAATAATTGAGAACCTGCTATTCCTTCACCTTGAATAGAAGTAACTCTAGTTCTAGCTGCCCTTAATAATGTTACAGCTGCTGTATCCATTTGTAGGGTTGTTTGGTCACTTGTATAACCGCTTGACATAATTTATCTCCTTTGTCGTGAGCTCCCAAAGGAGCTCACATTATTTTATTACGCTAAATTATTGTTTTGAATGTAAGTTACAGTCAAAGTTGCAACACCTGCGTCTGCAGTTGTAGCAGAAGAATCAGTAAAGATTTTTACATCTGTTGTTCCAATGTCTTCCCACTCATCACTATCTGCAATTGTTGCTTGCGACCCTAATTTAATTACATTCGCTGTACTAACAGCAACAGCTGTACAAAGTTCAGTCGAAGTTGAACTTGTGCCAACGCTTAAAGTTGCTGAATTATCATACGCAGTTGTAACATACACATATACTTCTACAATTTGACTATTTGCAGGAATAACAATTCCTGAAGCAGCCGCAGTTGTAGATTGTGTAATTGCCGCAGACTGAGCCATTAATACAGAACCGACATTTTTAATGTCTGTTCCGACCGTAGTCCCAGTTGTATTATAAATATTCCCAGCCTTAATTGGACCGGAAAATGTAGTTGTGCCCATATTATCCTCCTAGTTTTTCTGAATGTAGTCTCTAGGCCGTCGACTATACTCGTCTACATTCTAAATTAATTGTATAGTAAACAAAATATATATGAAATTTGCGTTGAGCGCAAGGTATCCTTGTGTGAATGTGTGATTTTTGATAGCGCTTAAGTGGCTATCGAAACTTCAGGCTTGGCTTCTCTTACTTTAATCTCACGAGTGTCATCTTCAAATTCTCGAGCAATGATCTCTTTAACAATTTCCTGAATTTTTTTATCAATATATCCCATGTTCAAAGTATATTTACCTTCCTTCAGGTGCTCCTGTTGCCACTCTAGTTCCAAGTACTTCTTCGTAGTGTATAGGTCTTGAGTCATCATTAACCTCCTCGTAGGTTATGCGCTTAACTCGGGGATCTAACGTTTTTTCTCCGAGATACTCCCATTTTACACTCTTTTCTCCCAGTTTGTCAAGGATCGAATGTTCAATAGATGCAGCATTATCTTCTGCTAAAATTTCCATTTTACCATGATAGTTATAAGCCCAAATATTTACGAGGAATTTCTTCATTTTTACACCTTATACAAAAAAAGGGGCGGAATTGTGTTCCGCCCCTAATTATTTATTTATTATATATCTGATCCGAAGATACCTCTAGGGTCAGAGAATCCGAAAACGTATCTCTCTCTAGCTTTGTATCTTACATTACCAGTATCGAAGTCACCTTCCATTGAAGTTTTCAATGGAGCTCTATTAAAGTGCTTCAGTCCGTTTGGTACATCAGTTTTAATCCACCATTTAGACGTATCAGTTAGGTAGTGATTAACTACATAACCTTCCGGTATTGCGCCCATGTTATTGATCGCATTGATGTCATTATCCGCTGTACCTACTCTACCTTTAGACTTCATCAGTCTTTCAGCAGTAAATTGAAGCGCAGAAGGAATTACTAATTTCGTTCCTCTCGCTGCAATTTTAAGACCTCTTTCATCAGTCATAGCAGCAATGTCAATCAATGCTTGCTCTAATGATGTTTCATTTAAATCAGCTGCCGTAGACAACTCATTTTTAAAAGATCCTGCTAAAGTTGGGTGATCAGTTGCGCAAAGCGCTTTACCGTCACCGCCAAGGTAGGATGTACTGAACGCGTTATTTAAAACAGCCGCTGCTTTAACTTGTTTTGTATTAGCCATAGATCTTGCTAAAGCTTTTGTGTATCTGCTTGCAAGTCTATCGTACAAATTGTCCTCGATCGCTTCTTCAGTGATCGCGAACGCAAGTGCGATTGTTTCGTTTGTATAACGAGCTGTGAAAGTCTCTTGAGCGCTATCGTAAGATATGCCCTGACCTTCAGGTTTAACAGTTGCATTAGCGAAACCTGCTAACATTACTTCTTCTTCAAAAGCTCTGTCAGAGTTTTCAGTTTCGAAAATTTCAGCTGCTTCGTTTACGTATTGTTTATACTCAAGTCCAAATAGTGCATTTAGACCTGGCTCTAGTTCTTTAACTAGTTGTGCTCTTGATATTGCCATTTTCTATATACTCCTATTATTAGTAACTTAAGCTTTGGATCGAACCCGGTGCGAATTTAACAATGAAGTTAGCATTCGTCGCCGTGTTGTCCTTATTTAAAGGATCG